CCATTCTTGATACACCAATCACCGTATGTTGTCTTTGCTCCTTTACGTATCTTGCTCTTACTATTCTCAAACACAAAGCGTATATCCAATTCAGGATGTTGCTTCTTGATTTCAATGTGCTTACGTCTATCTGCCGTAACGAACCTACCTTTTACCTCAACGATGATACCATTGTCAAGTATGTAGTCGGGTGTATAGGTACGGTAGGCTAGGTCTTCCCATTCAATCTTGATGGCCTCGTATCTAAACGATACTTTGTCTGCCTTCAACTTCTCTGCTATGGTCAACTCTAGCCCACTACGATACCCATACTTCCGTGCGGCTCTCCATGCCTTATGGTACAACTACATCTCCTATGTATGATACAGTCGGTGGCACTTTAGCCTTGGACATTACTGCTGGGCGTTCAGTTAGGGTGTCCCAACAATCGAAACGATAAGAGCAAAACTTACACCCATCATTAAGTACTTTATTGCCTGTCTCTTTTCCTCTGAACTTCTCTTCAACTGGTGCGAAACATCTTTCAAACTTATTCTCCTCTACTGTTGTTACGGTATCCTGTATCTTGGCTACCTCTGTGTCTACGTCTAAGCCTGTAGCTGGTACGTACTTGAACTCGCCATTGGCTTTGTTCACTACCCACCATCCACCAGCCTTCTTACCTGCGGCTTTAGCATACCCAGCAAGCTGTGCTATGTACCCAAAGCCATCACCTGCCGCCAGTGTATCATATGATTCAAACTTGTTCTGATACGACCAGTTGCTTGCAGATTTAATATCATCAACAGCGTCATTGATTACAATGTCGTACTCACCGTTGATGCTTGTGTTGTCTAGTTCTAGTGTGACCTTTGTATTGTCTTGGTAATCCACACCTGCTTCTTTGAGCAAGCCCTTGAATACAGCCTCTACAATATCACCTAGCATCATGTTCATAATGAATGTGGTAGGGAAAGGGAGAGCAACTTCAGGCTTGTTCTTAGCATACCAAAGCTGGCAGTTAGGTCTGCCAACATTGGACATACGTAGCTTGAAGTCGTCTCTCGACTTACCCCCACCAAACTGACGCTTCAGTGCGTCTGCTACGTCAGTCGCTACCTGATTGATGGTAGTCTCTGACATAGTGCTGTTACCATTAACAGCATCAGACATATACTGATGTAACGCCAGTTCAGCAGGATGGTTCATTATGCTACCTCTTCTTCTACTTCAATATCAACGATACCATCAAGGTCAACATCATCCAAGTCATCATCCTGCTTGGATATAGCCTTCTCTGCATAGGTATTGATGATATACGTATTGTAGTTCTCAATCCATGCCATGAAGTCAGCGAACCTGTTCTGGTCATCCTGTGACAGTTCGACTGTCTTGGTGACATCCAGATTAACAACAGGCAGGTAGAAGCTACTACCATTAGGTAGCTTACGTTCTTCTGTCTGTGCTGAAATCATGTGCTGTACAGGAAGACGCTTCATCTTAGCCAGCTTGGTGAAACATGCGCCGACAGTCTTGAAGGCATCACGATTGTCAATCTCCCAGATGAATGGTGTAGTCTGTACCTCTACAGAGTTACCGTTTGCATCCACAGGGTCAATCAAATCAACCGTACCAAGAATGACACGCACTCGCTTGACAGACTTGATAAGTTCCTTCGTAGCTTCTGGCAGTGACTTGTAGTCTTCAATCCAACCAGAAGGCTTACCACAGTTGAAGCCACCATCGTTGTCTTTCAAGTCCATGTTGATGTTGTCACTCATAACAGTCTTGACGTAGCGATTAGGTGTGTTACCTGATGCCATCACAAACTTCTTATACATGAAGCGTTGCATGAATGGACGCACCTTAATATCTTTAGCGTAGTAAGTCGGACCGTCTGGGATTTCCAGCTTGTAGTGTCCACCTTCAATCACTTCCATATTAACACGCTTGCCATTTACTTCTGCTTCACCCATGATAGGTGTGTGATGGATGCGCAGACGAGCCAGTGTGCTAGTCTGTTGCTTAGTTGAACCGCCTTCATGTGCAATGCCCATAGCTTTAGACATAGCGGCGTAGTTGTTAGTATCAATAGTTGTAAGTTCAGTCATATGTTTATCTCCTTTTCTGAGTCAAGTTCCATAGTTATATCAGGTTACATCCACTACGTCAAGCCAATTCTTTCCTATTTTTGCTTCTAATAGTAGTGGAACATTGAACACCACACCCCAACGAGATGTGATGAGTGAAGGTAGTGCATCATTCGTGTCCTGTATGACCTTGATTACCTGCTGTTCTTCATCAGGATGCACGTCAATAACTATACTGTCGTGTACTGAATTGACCACACAACTACGCATGTCCTTGAGTAAGGCATCAATGTGTAGCAGTGCAACAGGTACAATGTCTGCAGTAGCAAATGATTGCACAGGGTAGTTCTTAATCTGAGTAAAGAATGATACTGTACCGTTAGCCCTACGTACAACGTCAGGGAAAGCGAACTGCCTACCTGATGGTGTAGTAATGTGCCTAGTGTTTACAGCTTCTTTAGCCAGTCGGGAATGCCAAGCTGAGACCCCCTTGTACTTCTCGTTGAAGTGTTCGTAGTATGCGGCTTCGGCTTTTGTTCGTCCGTATCCGCTGGCACCGTAGAGTGGTGCAAACGTGTGCGCCTTCGCATCTTGGCGAGACGTATGTTGACCAGCATCGGTAATAACTTTAGCGGTATATGCATGTACATCAAATCCAGTAGAGACTTCTTCAATTGCAACTCCATCTTGTGATAGGAATGCGGCGGCGCGAAACTCAAGCTGTGCAAAGTCAGCTTCCATTACCTTACCACCAGCAAACCGTGATACGAATACCTTCTTAACAGGGAAGGTGCCGCCGCGCGGCATGTTCTGCATGTTAGGGTCAGCACCAGAGAACCTACCAGTAAAGGTGCGGTGCTGTAGTAGACGGACATGCAGCTTTCCGTCTTTCTTAATATTCCTACTAATGCCATCAACAAATGATGACAGATAAAGATATACGGCTGACAACCTGCGAACTTTAGATAGGAAGTCAACTGCGTCTGTCATACCTTTAGATTTAGCGACAGACTCAAGTAACTCAAGGTTAGTTTTGCTGGTAGTGAATCCATTAGCACTAGCCCACTTCGCGGAAGGTGGTTTGAACTTTAATCCCGCAAGAGTAGATAGATTGACCAGATTATAACCAGCACCACCACATGTTTTACAAGTGTGATGTCTTGTATAAAGTGTTCCATCGACCTTTACCTTTCTTATCTTTCCAGTACCATTACATTCATTGCACTGCTCTGCTGTTGTCTTGTACACACGTTCTGTACCGCCAGCCACTAAACTATTAAAGTCTGCATCTGGCATATAAGGGTCAATAGCGTTACCCCAATAAGGCTTGTCCAATACCTTGCGGCTGTAGATAACCCATGACAATTGCTCTGGGCTGTTGAGGTTGATAGGTGTATCACCCATCAGCTTACGTACATGAACCTGCAAATCGTCAATAAGCTGACGCTTCTCTTGTTCAAATTCTTGACGCACTTCATCCAGCTTGGTAACGTCAACACTGAAACCACGCTGATAGATACGTGAAAGGCACACAGCTACCTCATTGGTGAGTGTCACTGTAGGCATAAGCCGTGCATCAGCTTGTGTGTTGAGGCGGTATACCAACCTGTCAGACAGTTGCTGTGTAGCATGTAAGTCAGCAGATAAATACTCAGACAACTCAGCGTGAGGAATGTCACGAGTAGAGTAGCCTTTCTTGAAGTACTCTTTGAGTGTATCTTGCTTCTTAGTGTCCAACTCATAGCGTTCAGCACAAGCCTCAAGTGATAGCGGCTCTTTGATACCACGCTGTAGCACATACTCTGCAAGCATCGTGTCAAAGACAGCACCATCATACTTGAAGCCAGACTCCCAAAGCCACAGCAAATCATGTGCGGCATTGTGCATGATAAGAACAGTAGCGGCATCAAGGAACTCCTGTACCAGTACGTGTCCACCTTCATCTGCATCCACCTCACTGTGGTCAAAGGTAACAATACGTTCAACGCCTTGGTCTGTAAGCATACCAACCATAGTCAGTGAGTTCTCTGGCTCAAAGGGGTCAAGGTAAAGGCGACCATCTCTAGTTACCGTAGTGTTTTCTACATCAAGTGTTAGCTTCATCCTTCATACCTCGCTGTCAGATAGTCCAACTCACAGTTCACCATGCCGTGCCAGCCATTCAGCTTGTTCTTCACGATGTTCATGTGACGTAGTGGGCTATCCTCTTCCTGTCCTTCAACAGTAGGTGACTTACCAATCAGTATCATAAGGTCAGCCTCTGCCGCCTTACCAGTACGTGAACCTTCCATCATAGACTGATTAAGTTGTGACCGTCCTTCTGCCTCTGCGGATAGCTGAGACATATAGAATACAGCACAGTCATACGTCTTGGCAATCTGCCTAGCATGAATAGCGCAAGCCTTGAGTGCCTCGTCAGGGCGAGAGAAGCCACCAGCAGTCTGGAACTTATCACCCATGTCAAGCACAAGAATGTCAGGCTTGTACGACTTACATACAGATTCAACCCACGCCATGTCACGTCCACCAGCTTCTTTAATCTTGATGTTATTCATCACTGGTTCATACAATGACTTAGCCATTGCCATGTTAGACTTGACATCACGTGCTGACATACCAGCGGCGGCTGTCAGATACCTAGCACCAACACGGTGGGTGGGTTCCTCATTACACAGGATGACACATCTAGCACCCTGTGATGCGAACCCACCCGGCGCGGCTATAAGACTGGCATGAAAGGAAGTCTTGCCAGTGTTAGGCCGTGCGCCTACCTCAATCAGTTGACCAGCACTAACGCCTTCAACCTTACGTGCTACGCTAGGTATATTGAATGACCACTTGGCTTCTAGTTCAGCCTTCGCCATCAATGTCTCAATGCTGATGTCATCCCACTCAATCTTTAGATTAGGGGTGAAGTCATCACCATACTGCTCAAGTAGATTGCGTAGCTTCTCAAGCGTAGCGGCAGAGCCGTTGACCATATCGAATCCGATATTGGCTACGTCCTCACCAATAACCTGCTGGAATAGTTTAGATAGCACCTCTTGTGCTACGTCACCACCCATAGGTTGCTCACGCTTGATGGTATTGAACAGGGATGTATAGGCTTGCTTCTGTGCAGTGGTGAGTGTCGGGTTGTTCGACATGAACAATGCCTCAATCTCGTCAGGTGTAACAGTACGTTCATACCTATCCATAGCTGTATCAATAGCTTCTTTAATCTTACGCACGTCCTTGCTGAACAAGCGTGTTGGACAGCGCGAACCACGATGGTCATCGTAGAACTCTTTATCCATTAGGCTTCTTATAAGTGTAAGTTCCATGTGGTTATTCTCCTATCTGTTTGCGGAGAGCATCTAGCTTCTCCATGTCTGTCGGGTTTCTATACTTTATATCATCCACCAACCTCAATACACGAACATCCGAAACGTGTCCACGTAATTCTTTCGCCATAGCAAGTGTCTTAGGTAAGGCATCGGGGTCTAATGCTATGACTGCTGTTGAGAACTGTGCAAGATACCTTCTATGCGACTCTTGGAGAGATGTACCAAGAAGCGCAACCCCGACAAAGGAACCATAACCAACAATGGCCGCACTCACACAGTCCTCAACAACTACAGCGACTTTACCACAACCTGATGTATATGGCAAGCCACTATTTCCATATCGTTTCCATTTAGGAATACGTTTACTCAATGTTCTGCCTGTTGCATCAACCAGCTTGCCATCATGTACGACAGGGAACACCACACGGTCTTCCTTTACATCATACATCAGGGCATGTTCATCTTCGTTGATACCCCACTCAGCACACCACTTAACCACGGCACGTTTGCCACGATGGGGTACGATGTAGGTAGGAAGTTCAAACTTTTCTTCAGCGAAATCTTCAGCACCTGTGAAGCCGCGCTTGATGTCTTCCACTGTGAGATGGACACGAGTGCCACCTGATACACCACAAGATACCTTGTAGCAGTTCCAGATAAGTTTACCCATGTTGTTAGTCACAGTGAATGTCTTGTGTCCATTACATGAAGGACAGTTCATACGTTTGGTTTCTCCATTACGTATATCTAATTCACTTACTATGTTATATATATTACTCATATAATATCACTTTCTCTGCGGCAGTTAAGTGCTTTTACCATGAGATTTACGTGCTGTCAATGCATTATTTGCAGAGGCATACGTATTTTTCATGTAAGGTTTAACTGACTGTGGGTTACTATGTCCTGTTACCGACATGATTTGTCCCATAGACACACCAGCTTCGACCATCTGTGTCGTACCAGTGCGCCGCAAGTCCATCAGTCGTAACTCGTCAGGCAGTCCAGCTTCGCGCATGACAGCCCTTCCAGCTTTCGATAGCCTCTCCATGCTGTATGGGTGGTACTCGCCCTGTGTGGGGCTTGTACGCGGAGCAACGTAGCTTTGAAAGCCAAAGTCTTGCTCCTGCTGGGTCAGCATCTCAAGCAAGTCATCTTCGATAGGCAAAGTTACCTCTGCCCTACGCTTAGACTGCTCAAGATACAGCTTCTTCTCAGGTAAATCAAGGTTATCCCATGTCAATAAGCGCATGTCACCTAGTCGCTGACACCACTCATAGGCCATGTGTACGATAAGTCCAAGGCTACGCCACTGAAACTCACTGTATGCAGTGTCAAGGAACTGACGCACATCATCCTCAGACCACACAACTTTTCGTTGTGGTGCAGTCTTACGTCTGACGTTAGCGAATGGGTTCACCTCTGCATACTCCATCTCAATAGCGTAGCGATAGACGATAGATGAAACAGTACAGACATGGTTGGCGAGGCTGATACCCCGCGCAACCCACTCCTCATACGCATGTTTAGCTTGCTTGCTAGTGAGTTCGTCAAACTTTACATCGGCAAAGTTGTCAAGCATTACACCAAGAAAGTATTCATAGTCTTTCTTAGACCTGTCGCGTAACATATTGTAATCATTAGAAGTATAATACTTCTGTACTAAATCATCTACCGTAATCATGCCGCTACCGCAAGTGACTTGAACACAGGACTTTCAACCCAGCCAGCTACTTCAACTTCACGCATGAACAATGACTTAGCTTGTGTATCACCGCCAGTGTTACGCTGAGTAAAACCATTGCGTTCATCTGCATAGGTAGCGTAGTTGGTGAAGGCAGAATACAGTGACCACAGGTTGTGTCCACGTGTGGCTACCTCTTGGTTATATAAGATGTGCATCTTCTCTGCCTTACGGTCAGACTTGAGTAATGTTTCAAGCATGTCCTTAACATCCACATTGACTAGGCTAGTGTTTGCCCAGCGTTGCATCTGTTCTGCCTGTGCAGTGAAGTCCTGCTGAGACTTATGCAGTTCAGTGATGAACTTGTCTATGTTGAAGCCACTGGTGTTCTTACGCATCACCTTGTCATGCTTGCCACGTATCTGCCCATTGAGACAGAAGAAGTCGATAGCACCAAAGATGGTGGTGTTAGAACAAGTACCATTCACACCATGCAGGGCAATGATACGCTTCATTAGTGTAGTCTCATGCTTGTCAGTAGCAATCTTAGCTGTCACGTTGGGCAGGGTCATGTCCATCATAGCCCAGCCATCCTTGTGTGCGCTACGCCAGCTAATGTGTGC